ACACCTTCACCTGCGACGGAGCCGCGAAGCTCACGCAGAAATGCCGCCCGGCCAACTGGTGCAGCACCGACGTCGGCGTGATCGGCGTGCCGTGGTAGTGGATGGTCACGGGCAGCCAACCGTCGTCTTGACGCCGCTGTGGTGTCCGCTCGTCACGACGCGGCACCCGAGCGTGCGGGCCAAGGCTGCCGTCAGGTCCTCTTGCAGGACCGGCTTGGCCACCAGGGCCGCCGCGCTCGCGAGGATGTGCTCGACATGCACGGCGTCGGGGCTTTCGACGGCGACGTCATACACGTCGAGCGTTCCATCCACGGGGCACGTCGCGCGCAGCGTGAACTCGTACCGGCAGATCATCGGCCGCTCCTGCTGCGCAGGATGCCGGCGACGATCGCCGCGCCCAGCATCTTGGCGACCAGCATGACGCCGAACGTCACGGGGTTGATGGCCGCCAGGCCGAAGGCGATGCCCGAGAACAGCACCGAATCCACCGGCACGCTCGCGGCGCTGGACAGCAGGACGCGCTGCGCAAGCGGGCGACCGCTCCAGCGATAGACCGCATAGTCGATGCACTCGCTCACGAGGAACGCGATCGCGCTGGCCGTCGCTATGCGAGGCGAGCTGGTCGCATAGGACAGCGCCATGCCCACGAGGACAGGCGCGAAGATCCAGCGATCGCCCAACTCCTTGTGCGCGAAATCGCGCAGCACGAGCCAGAAGCCGACGATGATCGACAGCGGGTGCCAGACGTAGTCGGTGCCCGGGATCGGCAGGACGCCGACGTAGGTGAACAGGAAATTGGTCGCCGGGATGGCGGCGACGTAGAGCGCAGTCCATTTCATGTGAAGACGTCCTCCTGGGTCGATGCCGGCGCGGGCGCAGGCGGGAACATGGCGGCCAGCGCCTCGCCGAGCGTCGCGCGCGTGACGCTATGCACGGTCCCGTCCTCGGCGTAGACCTCGAGCGTGACGGGCTGGCCCGGCTCCATGCCGTAGACGCAGATGCCGAGATGCGGGTGGGCCGCCCGCACCCGGTCGAATTCAGTCGAGGACGCTGCCATCGGCCTGCTCCTGCTTGGGTTGGCGCTGCGCGCGGCTTGCGTAGGCGCGCAGCACCTGGATGACGAGGCTGCTGCGCGTTCGGCCCTCACGACCGGCGATCTTGGTCAGATCGGCAAGCAGCCCCTGCGGGATGCGCATCGTCGTGATGCGCGTGTCGGCTCGTTTCTTCTTCTTCGCCATGGTCTCCTCTGTCTGGAAGTTGCGGGACGGTATGTCGCGCGTATGTCGCGCGTCAACTAGTCTTTCATGTACCGGCGGGCGCGGAACGCGCTGGCCGTCAGGGGCAGGCCGTCGGCCCAGCCGGGCAGCGCGCAGATCAGTTCCTCGAAATGCTTCGGGCAGCCCAGCCGCTGCGGCACCTCGACGATGATCTCGTCGTGGACGTGGCCGATCACGCTGTAACCGAACCCCTCGGCGGCGCGCAGGCCGGAGAGCAGGATGTCGCGCGCGATCGCCTGCACGACGTTCTCGAGGAGCAGGCCACCGTAGAGCGGGTAGCGCGTCCACCTGCGCGTGACGCTGTCCACGCCGCAGACCGTCGTCGCAGGCTTGGCCTCGGTCTCGATCACGGCCTCGCCCTTGAGGACGAGTTTCTGCGCGTCCTCGAGGCCCATGACCTCGCTCTCGTCGGCGTCGTTGCGCCGCGCCCACACCTGGCGCTTCACGCGCGGCGCGCCGTAGGCGAGGCACCGACCGCTCGGCAGCCGGCACCACAGGAAGCCCGCGCGCAGCAGGAACTGCACGCGCAGCGCCGACACGACCGTCCCGGGCGACGCGACGGCATCGTGCGCGGCCTCGGCCAGCGCGTCCCACGACCCGACGATGCGCGGGTGCGTCTCGCGCCAGCCGATCTTGACCAGTTCGGCGGCGGTGAATTCGCGCCGCGTCAGCATCTGGGCGATCGGCTGGTTCTGCGCGCGCACGGTGTCCCACCGCTTCGCCGCGCGCTCGCGGCGCGCCTCGCTCGCGGCCTCCCACACGGGGTCGAAGATCGGGTCGAGCTTCATGGCGTAGTTGCGCGCCATGCTGCGGAACGCGCCAGGGCCGCCTTGGTACTGGAGCGCGAGCTCGGCCACCTTGCCGACCTGGCGGCGCGGGTCCTTCTTCGGGATGTTGTCGACCGACGTGTTGAAGATCCCGGCCGCGGCGCGGCGGTAGAGGTCGGGCAGCGTCGGGTCGCGCATGAGGTCGAAGAGCGCGGCCACCTTCCACTCCTCGCCGGCGAACCACGCCGCCACCGCGCCCTCGATGCCGGAATAGTCGGCGGCGATGATGTCGTTGCCGCGCTCCGCGCGGATGAAGGAGCGGACGGCATCGGCCAGCAGGGACAGCGGGCGGCCGAGGTCGTCGCCGTAAAGCGTGGCCAGCCACCCGGGCTCGCGCGTGCGGATGGCGTCGAACAGGACGTCGAGGTCGAGATGCGCGTCGGCGTAGGCGGGCCGCGGGCGCGGCATGTTGTGCATCTGGACGCCGATCGACGACCAGCGGCCGGTGCCCGCGCCGCAGTAGAGGAAGGCGCCGCGCACGCGGCCGTCCTCCGACACGCGCGATGCGAACGCTTCCAGCTTCGCCACCGAGGTCTTGGCCGCCTCTTGGCGCAGCGTGATGGCGGCGCGGACGTCGTCGGGCAGGTCGTCGGCCTCGAGCCAGTCCTCAAGCTCTGCCTTGGCCAGCGACGTGACGTCGACGCCGCGCATGCGGGCCCAGTTCTTCAGCACCTCGACCTGCGTGCAGGTCGTGACGTAGCCCGCCGTGACGCGGGTCATCTGGGCGTCGAGATGCGCCTTCGTGCGCTCGGCCAGGTCGAGCGCGGCGCGCACGCTCTCGACGTCCAGGGGCATGCCGCGATCGTTGATGCGCTCGGACAGGACCCACGCAGCCTGCTCGTCCTCCGACAGGGGCACCATGCGCTTGTGCGCCGCCACCTCGGTGAGGACGTCGCGGTCGCAGTACGATTTGAACTTCTCCCAGTCCTCCGGGTGCTCGGCGGGGTCGTTGAAGTAGAGCCCGGCGGGCTGGCCCTTCTTCGGCTTGCGCGGCACGCTGAACTTGTTGATGAGGCGCCAGCCGTCGGTGTCCTTCTGGACGTCGAGGCCGAGCGCGGCGCCGAGGCCGGCGAGGTCGCGCGGCAGCGACAGGGCTGCGGCCGTCGCGGCCGTGCAGACGAACTGCTCGAGGCGCACGGCGGGCCATCCGTGGCGAAGCGTCAGCACCTCCTGCCACAGGAGGCGCTCGAAGCCCGCGTTGTGGGCGACGATCGTGCCACCCCATGTGACGTGCACAACGATCTCCGGCGGACAGGGCTCGCCGGCGGTCCAGCGCCGCACGGGGCTGTCGCCGAGGACGTAGGAGGCGAAGAGCGGCTCGGTGTGCGGGCTGGCCATGTAGGCGTAGACGCCGCGCTTGCGGATGTCGACGTCGGAGCGGGTCTCGAAGTCGATGTGGAGCACGATGGTCATGCGAAAACGTCTGCCTCCAAATAAGACGGCGTGGCCGCCCACGGTTTCGGGTAAGGCGCGTGCCTCGGTAGCCACTTGGCCTTGGCGTCTCGGCTCAATGGCAAGACGTAGGTGTGCTTGCGCGCGGTGCGGACCCTGTGCCAGTCCGCGGGGTCGTAGTTGCTTTGGTCGAAGCTGCGTTGACTGGCGCGCTTCCCCGTCTTCTTGTGGATGTAGACGTACTTCGCCGAAGATCGACCGACATAGAGCCAACTGCACGCTTGGTAGACGCCGCCATGGTGTCCTGCGCCGGGGTCCGCGTAAGACACCAGGAGCTCGTAGCGGCCTTGCTTCTTGATGAAGGCCACGCACTTGGCCAAGAACGAACTGAGCGGTTTCACCGCAACGTCGTCCTTCACCAGGCGGACGAGTTCCAAGGCGTTTCGCCCCCACGCGAACGACGCTGGCGGCGCAAACAACGCCGCCGCACACACCGGCCGCTCAGGCTGGTCAGCAAGCCGCCACACGAAGACATGTGCCGGGTCCGCGCATTGCGCGCCGATGTAGTGCCGCTTGTTCAGCAGGTTTACCGCATCGGCCTTGCGCGCACGCTCGAACAGCAGGCCGCCGAGTGGCGCCTCGCTCATGCGAAGATGTCCTCGCTCGGCTCCGGCGTCGCCGGCAGCTTGGCCAGCGCCGCCAGCACGGCCTCGGAGCCAACGGCGGCCTGGGCGAACTCGGAGGCCCCTGTCGGGCCGACGACGTTGCATCGCCAGCCGTCCGGGACCTGGTAGAGGTTGTTGATGCGCGCGCCGCGCGCCATGGCGGAACGGATGGCACGGACGAGGGCGATGCCCTCTGCGAGCTCTGCGTCGAGGTCGGAGTTCATGCGAAGACACCTTCCGTGGCG